GTTTAGAAGGCTTGCCATTGTGATGAACAACATAACCTTCAGGGTTTGCAGGGGCTCCTGCTATTTCGTGTCCGATTGTATTATGTGAGTTAAGAGAATCTGTCAGAACACTTTTAGCTTTCTGTAGGTGTTGCTGCATCGCAATAGCACCTTCGATGTGTGCTTTGTTTGCCTTAACGTGCTTCATAGTATCATCGTGTGTCTTAGTGTGTTTTGCTTTCGCTGCGTCAGTTTTTACGCCAGCCACTTTCTTCTTCATTGCGGTAGAGTAATGTTTAGCGAACTCTTCGTGTGAAGGAGTTGAACCGTCACGTACAGTAGCATTCATATATGTCTTCAAAGGAACAATATGCTTACCTACTTCAGCATGTCCTTCTTTCGGCATCTTTTTAAATTCAGAGACAGCGTTGTCTAGATGCTTCTTGTATTCTGCTTGGTGAGAAGGTGTGTACACTGCCTTAGATACATCGTGGTGAATAGGCAGTTGGTGTACATCTTCGTGGTCTTTAAGTTCAGGTACGTGTCCTTGTTTGACTTTCATATCCTCAAACTTGTTGCCTTCGTATGCAGTGTGTACAGCAACACCTAACTTAGAGTTGACTGCTTTCTGTGCGTGTTCTGAATCAGCAGGGTGATGATAAGTAAGAGTGTTTGTTTTGTATGACACACGATGTCCTTCGTGCTTAACATCTCCAGCATGCATAATGTCTGCTTGATACACACCTTTACCATCATGTACCTTCGGCAAATGCTCAAGTGCTGCTTTTAGCTTTGATACTAGACCAGGAGCGTGTCCGTGATTCTTTTCAATGTCTTCTGGTGTGTAGTTTAGCTTAGGATTCTTATTGAACACAGACTTTGAACCGACAAAGAATTTACCAGATTCTGGGTGTGTGCCGAAGACAACAGAAGGGCTACCATCATACTTCATAGTAATCTTTGTGTTGTTTTTGACTCCTCTCAACTGGTCATGCACGCCGTTTAGTGTTTGGAAAGCGTGTGCAAAGCCTTCTGAACCACCGTGAATAACATGATCTTCCACATGTTCAAGGTGCTTGAGTTTGTCATCAGACGCTTCTTCAGCTAAAAATTTTGTAAATTTCATCATACTTGTATTTATAATAATCTGGAAAACTGAAAGTTTATTTTTTCTGTTACTGTACCAATCAATTGTTTTTCGGGTGGCATGGCGTTTGGTATTTTTATAGTCATGCGTATATCATCATAAGTTGTTTTATCTACAGAAGCATCTATCATACATTTTCTAGCGCCACGTACCACCGTGAAGCCTAAATGTTCTTGTATTTTTGCAGGCTCTGTGACAACTTCTAATCTATCTATAAACTCACGATCACCGTGATGCCAGCCAGTAAAGGACTCATCATATCCGCCTGCTTCCCAGAACTTGTCTTTACTCACGACAAATACATTAGGATGACCTGGCCAAGGAGTATAGGTAAAAGTTGCAGAGGAGTAGAAAGCGAATTTATATAACTTTTCAGGATTGAAAGTTACTCGCTTTAAAAAAGCAATAGTCTCAGGAGAGAAATGACAATCTATGTCTGAGAATAAAATCATCTCACAGTCAGCAAGTTCTGCTATGAGATTACGACAACCATGACTGTTGAAACCCAGGTCTTCGTCTACACGCCACAGTTGAAAGTTGGGATAATCGAAGTCTTTGACAATATCGTATGCAGGAAATTCTTCAGAACCATCATCCACAAGTATTATTTCAACTTGATGTGGATAATGCTTCCAAAGATTTAGTTGTTGTCGAAGTAGTTCAGGTTCATTATAATAAGTGTATCCTATTGTGAACCTACAGTCCTTTGATGCCATCCATTGCTTCCGTCACATCAATTTTAGTAACATCTTCTGCTGGGAAGTCAATCGTTCCGCCTTCTTGAAGTTGAAAATTTTCACCGTGAGTCAGTGAATTGTTATCATATAATTCAAACCCGGCATAAATTTCTTTGATGTCTACTTCTAACTTGCCTTCGAGAACATGTTGAAACTTATTTACTGCTTCTCCAACATCTTTCCATTTAGGTTCTTTCTTAAATCGTTCGATGATATATTCATTACCATCTACACATCGCCACATTGGAATTTCCATACTTCCAATATTTTTATAAATCTTAGTGGATGCTACTAACTTTAACATTTGCATAATACTCCGGGGACTTCTCAATTTCTGTTAGACTCACATTGTATTTAGTCGCCAGATTTTTAGCTGTCGTATCCCAATAAGACTTGAAGCTAGGGTCAATTGTTTTTCGTTTAGCAATTACAACCTTTGCAATCTTACGTTTCACATCATCATCAGTCATATCAAGCCAGTCCTTTAAAAAATCATCTAAGACGTTATTATGCCACATCGTCACATGGCTCCACGAGATCGTCACCTGAATTACAAGATTCTAGGAGGTCATCCATTATCAGTTCTTGTCGAGCATCAATCCATTCGTACCAACCATCATCATCCCACGGATCATACTCTTCAGGGTCTTGATCTGGTAGTTCAGCTTTACATCGAATCGCAACCAAGTCTTCGTAGTATTCTTCATCGGAAGCAAGGAACGAATCGTGATACACTGCTGCTCCTACAAATCCCCAACCTTCGTCGGTGTACTTGCAAGTAACCTTCACATCGGAATCAAAGCCCGTGAGATGGTCACCAAGAAGCTCAATAAAAGGAAGTACGGCACTCCATGCTGAGGTCACCGATGCATATTCTTCGCTTGCATCTTCAACATACGCCCATTTAGCGCCTATGCTGTTTATATCAACTTGTCCGTCTTCGTCTCTTGGTAGAAACTCTGCGTCTCTTAAGCCTTTATCTTCACTGAATATAGAAGAAAAAATACTCTCAAACTCGGCAGTTGCTGCCTCGTTGCCGACTACGGTTATAAAGTTGTCAACATGATTTGCCATATTACCTCCTAATGAATTTAGATGGGCAGTTTCGCATCATGCCCAGGATATTAGTTCTTAGCCGAAGACTGAAGAACCGGCTGCTGCATAAGCTGCTGCGATCATTGCACGGCTAGGACGACCTAGACGATAAGCAGTTTTGCCAGACTTGTTTACATTGCTATAAACAGGGTAGCCTGCAGCACGTAGCTCTGCTACTCGTGCGCTTACACGCTTGACACCGAACATAGAAGCTGCTTGAGCTTCAGTAAGAGATTGACCTGAACGGAGGAAAGTTAGGATCTTTTCGTTCTGAGTCTTAGCTGCGGCAGTTGCCTTAGTAGCTGTTTTAGTAGCAGTTGCTGTTACGTTTGTTGCTGTAGCCATAATAATATCACCTATTAACATTTTACATTAAAATTGAACGACTTTGCGGTCGCTATCTGAGATCACTCTCAAATTCTTTACTATACCAACCATTATACACACCAAAGTATACAATGTCAAGCATATATTAAAACTTTTCTAACTCATTTGTTTGAAGGTCACGCATCTCCAAAACAACATAACTAACCTTTTTGCTTTCAGTAACTGAACCTGCCCATGTGCAAGCATCGTTCCAAGTCATAAAGCCCATGTTCTCTTTGGTGTGCATGCCTGCTTTCATGCCATCGAGGTGATACTTGACCAACTCGACCTGACATGGATACTTAGAGTAATTCATTACGCTACCTCCTGTGCCCAGCGTTGGGCTGTTTCGAAGTCTGGAGCATAGGCCAGCATGGTGCCAAGAGCCGCTTCCATTTCGAGGCGATCACGATGGATCTCGTACTCGATCTGGGCGCTAAGGCTATCACACTCGGCCTCAAGTTCCTCGGTGCTCCACTCGTCCCAATTAAAACGAGGACGAATGCCATTCAGTTCCTTGAATCTGTCTGAGATGTAGCCGATTAGATCGTCTCTGTTCCAAGTATTGTTCATAATATAGCCCTCACAGCTTGTTTTTTCATTCTATGCTTACATTATAGCACCTATTAGGGTAAATGTCAAGCATTATTTTCATTTATTTTCGGATTTTTCGCCCAATAGAATCAATAACTTAGAAGCCTATATTATAGCAAGGAAAGGGTGTATTGTCAAGAAATAAAAGTCCAATGAAATCAATTACTTAGAAATCACAGCAGACGCTTGCTAAGCGCCTGTGTGTAACGATGATATGCTTAGTGTTATTACTTCAATACTAAGAAGGTTTGATAGCAGAAGGGCGGTTGGACTAGTTCTACGTCAAATCCCTCTTTTGCGAGTTCCGCTATTAGCCAGTCCTTATCGTAGAATGTGATTAGATGTCGGTGATCTATCTTTGCTAGAGTAGGAGTAGCAGTTACTATGAGATTATTATCCATAACCGAGAATGTACTTTGACACTCTTTTAGATCTCGCCGAAAGTCTATGCAACTGCCGTACTCTTGGACTCGCATTCTCCAGAACCAATCAGCTATTAGCTTGTTCTCTGTGAGGAGTACACTGACGGCAATTGTTTCAGGATTCAAGGACTTCATCCAACGAAGAGTTTCTACGATTTCAGTAAAGTCTGTGTGACTGAATACACTGTAGGAAAAGATGTGGTCTATCTTTTTAGAGATTTCTGGGAAGGGTCCGTCTTTTTCGCCGCTTTGGTTGTAACACCAACCGTATCTGTTATAGTGAACCCACTCTGCGTTAGGATATTCAGCTTTGCCAAACTCTAACGCATTGAGTGCAGTGTCTACACAGACAAAGTTTTCTTCTTTGATTTGGCCCTCAGAGAAATGTAGCAAGTTTCCTGAGTTTCCGCCGAAGTCCATCACAACTTTGTTTTCAGTATCGCCGACAATACTTTTGTACATCGGAAATCTATCGTGTTGTGCTTCTCTGGTGTAAATGTTGTTCCACATAATATAAAGTCCTAATCATAATTATTTCTTACTAAATGCTTGTGCCCCAAAGAATGCTGCAACGATACCAGCAACAGCAACAAAGTAAGTAGGAGCCATGTCGCCTAGTGTTGATTGTGCTTGATCTAGTCCTGCTAGTGAAGCAACAACAACTGCGAATGGGTATAACAACATGCCACCGAGAGCAAACCACGCCATCTTTCGTTGGGCATCACGCATTGCATCTTGGTCTTCAAGTTCTTTTCGTCTGAACTCCATATACATTGCTTGTTCTTTTTCACTTACCTTGCCATCACCATTTGTGTCGGCAGGATGAAATTCTTTCTTTTCTTCGGACATAGTGAGATCTCCCTTTCTCACTATTTATAAGACTAAAACTTTATGCCATCATAATCAGTCTTTATGTTTTTCCTATCAAAAACAGGAGTTTCATCGTACTTAGATGCACCAGAGTCAGTAAGTCCTGCTTGTGAATCTTCTAGGTCATAGAGTTTCATTCTTGCTCGGTCAACACCAATCATAAATCGCTTGTTTGATGTAGGATCAGCATATCGATTCTTCAACTGCTTTACCATAATCTGTCCTAGTTGCTCTAGCTCTTCTGTACTGATAAGAGCTATCATCAAGTCAGCAGTAGCAGGAAGACCAAACGATTCTGAAGTATCTGTCAGTTCAACATCTGAGTTATTGTAACCACCACGAGTAGTCTGTGTCGCTGTGACAATAGGAACATCAAACTCTACTGCTAGTCCTCGAAGTTCTTCTGCAATGGACTTAATAATAGTGTAAGAATTTGCAGAGGAACCAGCACGAAAGCGGCTGCTAGAACAAATGTTGAGATAATCAATGAATATAATGTCAGGCCGAAAGTTTCTCTTAAGCTTAAGTTCATTGAGAAGCGCTTTGAAATGGCCTGCATGTGCCGATGCTGTCGGATATTCTTTAACAATGAGCCTACCTTGAATTTTTTCATTTAGTTTACTGATCCTGTCATCAAACATTGTTTTAGATAAATCTTTCAACTGCCCAATAGGAAGATTCATTAAGTTAGCGTCTATTCTTTCTGCGATTCTTTCTTCAGACATCTCTAGTGTTATGTATAATGCATTCTTACCTGCTGCGATATTGCCTGCTGCCATGTGACACATGAACAACGATTTACCAACACCTGTGCCTGCAAGTGCAACATTGAGAGTCTTATTAGAAAGTCCCCCACCAGTAATCTTGTTGAACATATCAAGATCAAAAGGCAACTTTTCTTCAAGCCGATGATAGAAGTCGAATCGCTCAGATGCGTTTTCGATATAGTCATGACCTACATTGTTGTCAAAGCCAACACCGAGAGCATCAGACAATATACTAGGCAATGCGTCTTTACCTAGATCCTTGTTCTTGCCATCAATGATCTGAATACTTTCCATCACGGCATTGAACAGTGCTTTGTCTTTACAAAACTTTTCAGTCTCGTCTAGTAGCCACTGTCCGTTCGTGTCTTCTTGTTCCATCTCGTTGACAATAGTCTGAACTTCATTGTACTGAGTCTCGGATACTGACTTGTCTTCTGTGATAGCAATGATGATTGCTTGCTTAGAAGGAGCTGCATTGTATGCGTCAGTGTGTGAAGCGATCTTATTGAATATCACTCTCTCTGAACTGCTAGAAAAGTATTCAGGCTTTAGAAAAGGAATAACCTTTCGTAAATACTCTTCATTGTGACAAAGATTAGTGAGAATGATTCTTTCAATGTTTTGTTGCATTAAATATGTTCCTTGATGGCTTCTTTACACACTTCTTCGACACATGCTTCACACAGATACAATTCTTCTACATCTGTGTGAAAGCATAATGCCACATCATTTTCATGAATAACTATCTGGCAACGATCACAGTTGCCTTTATTCTTCGATTGCTTCGTAAACATCTGCGATATCTTCCTCTGTGATTTCTTCTCTCATTATGCCATCTGAGCTAGAGATTGTATATCGTTTTGCAATCCAATCAATGAAAGTTTGATCTGACAGAATAGGCAACCAGAAGGCTTTGTTGAAAGTATCTGCTTTTCTTGCCTTAGGTTCTACTGCTTCACCTGTAGACATATCAACTCGCTGATACCAACCGTTGCTCGGCTTGATAACATGTCCTGATTCCATTGCCATATCGAGCAGTCCTGACCACTTGCTGATACCACCTTCGAATGATACTTCAACAGGAATCTTAGACTTCTCACGAACGAAACGAGACTTCTCAACATTGATGATGAAGTTATATCCTGTTAGGTCTGTGCCTGTCTTCTCTTGCTGACGACCAATAATGTAGATGTTATCTGCTGAGTAGTAGATGCCTGTGCCGCCCGATACGACTGCCTTGCTGAACATTTCCATCGTCTGATAAGTGTGATTCACAACTACCATAGGAATGTCTTTGATTGTCAGATGAGGAGTAACCATTCGGAACAGTGACTTCATCTGCTTTGCTCGTGTCATGTCTGCTACTGACTTACCGTCAAGTGCGTCTTCAACTTCTTTCTTCGATGCCAAGTTGCCGACTGAATCAACAACAACAATCACATGGTCGCCACGTTCGATGCCGTTCATCTGAGACATTACATCGTGCTTCAACTGCTCAATGTCTGTGATAGGAGTGTGAATCACACGGCTAGTATCAATTCCGAAAGTGTCAAAGTATGCTTGCGGAGTGCCAAACTCTGAGTCATAGAACAATACAACACCGTCTGAATACTTGTCTAGATAAGACTTAGCAAGTAGCAGAGAGAATGCTGTCTTGAAGTGCTTCGAAGGACCTGCAAACACTGTTAGACCAGGAGTCAAACCGCCATCAAGTTTACCACTAAGGGCAACATTGAGTGCGGGTACCGCTGTTTGAATCAAATCTTTTGTAGTAAAGAATTTTGATTCGGTAAGAATAGACGTATCTTTGATCGTACTATTCTTTTTCAATTTATCCATTAAGCTCATGATATCTCCTTACCATATTTTTACAATGTGAAAATTCTTAGGGGTTAAGAATCTAATCTCGTGTCGCTGCCCGTCTATATCAATGAAAATAAAAAGTTTTGGGGTAGTCTTAATTAATTTAGATGCTCTATAGCTTTCCACTCTATCAGACTCGGTGCGTGATCCATCTTCGTGGTAAACGGTAGTAGCAGGAACAGTAATGATTAGCTCATACTCTTCTAGTGTTACTCTCTTCCACCATCTCCTCAAACGATTCATGAGTTTCTCCTTAGTGCATTAATTTCTAATGCTACTTTCATTATATTGAGATCATTATAACACAAGTTTGCCATGTGTGTCAAGTCTTTTGGGAAACAACTGCCACCGAATCCTATTTTGCCGTCTGGTCCAGGAACATTCCAATGAGTTCCTCCTGTCCAAGCATCGGCAGTAAGCAAGTCAGAGACAAAAGTATAGTCTACCTTTTCTCGTTCACATATTTCGTAAAACTCATTTGCTACTGCTACTCTCATCGCTAGTGCTGCGTTTCGCATCAGTTTGAACATGCTCGCTTCTTTCGGCTTACATATTCTCACAGTTTTGTTTACATTCTCAAACAGTTCTACCAATTCATCATCAGTTTCATTCATACCTAAAATCAAAGGCAACGCAGGATCATCTACATCTACTTTCCAACAACGCTCTCGTAGAAACTCTGGCATCATATATGCTTCTGGAAACAAGTCTACTTGTTCAGGACCAATTGTGCTTCTAATAATTAGCTGACACTTGTCTTTATATTCTTCATAAACTGATTGTAGTATGCTAATATCTAGTTCGTTTCCTGTAGATGGAGTTGGGACACAAACAAATGCATACTCTACTGTCTCAAAATCACATAACAAATATTTTGTCGGATCGTGAAGTTGTATATTACAATTTGTCTTTTTTAAGAGATATTCTGTAGCTTTACCAACAAAGCCATAACCAATAATTGCTACGTTCATGAAAATAAGTCCTCAAGTGTATTTTGTTTCTCAGTCTCCCAACCAAGAGATTTGACAATAGTGTCCATTGGATCAAGAAATGATTTCTTAAACATCAAATCATAATCTACATATCTGTGAATATTAAATTCTTTAGGAATGACTGTATTGAATGAGATGCAATTCTCTTTCATCGTATTAGGCTCTTTCAGATACAAGAACTTAATCTTGTCTCCCTCTTGTATCCTTTCATACTTTTGATCTATCTTGTTTTTCTTTAGATAATAGTTATATAGTAGACTTCCTCGCACATGCATCGGAGTGCCTTTTTTATAGATATCAGCAGAGTCAGTGTATTTTCCTAAATTGTTACAACCTCTAGGAAAAGCAATCTCTTCCGCTGGCATTTTTATAAATGCATTGCGAGTATCTGTAATAAACTTCTGAAGAGTCTTCTCATCAGTAGTCAAAGTCAGCCTTACGGCTTCTCTCAGAGACTCTCGCACAGGCGCAGGCGTAGACGAACGAACAATCTCTAGCCCCATTACCTTTAGTTTAGGTTCTTTGTAACGAGTACCTTCGTTGTCGTAAACATTCATCGCATATCGTTTCTTAGCGATCCAGATAGCCTTGTCTGCGATTGCTTCTCGCTTAAAGAATATCTTTTTCTCAAAAGCATGAGTATAGTCTACAAGACTGTCCATTGCCTTTGAGATACAAGGTTCAATTTGCTCTGTGCCTATCTTGTCAAGTATGTCAATTAGCTTGTCCATATCTTTGTCTGCAAAGAACTTATCAACGACTGCCTTGAGAGTGATATAGCAAGAGTCAGTGTCAGAATAGAAACTGTACATCTCATTCTCGGTACCTACAATCTTATTGACAAATTCATCAAGCGCCGTAGCAGTTTCCCGAATAATGAATTGACCAGATAGTGTAATGCCTTCTGCTATTCTGTCATCATAGAATCTGAAATATTGATTAGCCATCGCACCATAGAGAGAGTTGAGCTGAATCTTTCTTGCCATCTGAAAGTTGTTGTACTTTGCGATTTCATTCTTGTACTTAGGATCTTTTGTGTCCTCAAGTAACTGTTCTGCTTCTTTCATTAACTTCTTGTACTTCTGTCTATCATCAAAAAACTTCTGTACAATCTCAGGCATGTATCCTAGTTTACTTCGTGAGAAACATTGACCATTTGCTGCAACTGCATACTTGCCATCAAAATTGTATTTGCGCTCTAACATGCCATCAACTGTGACATCGTACACTTCACCTGGCACGAGAGTCTCAGGAGACATATTGTATTGCATGATAATAGAAGGATACAGTGAAGTAGCATCAAAACTTTCTACCCATTCGTACTGACCAGGGACAGGTTCTTGTACATACGCACCTGCAATACTTCGGCTGCTCTGTGTCTGTTGTTTCTGCCCAAACACAACTTTCTGTTCCCATAGATGATTGTATAACAAACAGTCCCACGTCTTTACAGGAGATGCAACATCAGAGTAGTTCATCTTACCATCGTATGCCATTGTAAGGCATAGTTCGATAAGTTTAAGTTTGTCTTCTAGTTGATCTACGAGAACACTGTCGATGATGTTATATTCAACGAACAAGTTCCAATCTTTCTCGTAGAAGTCTTTGAATGTATCATGAGGATTCTCTAGCTTGTTGTGACCTAGTTCTACCTCTGTGATGTGATCTAGCTTGTAGTTTTCTCGTGTTACATAAGTAAATTTCTTATACAGGTCAAGATAGTCTAGTTGTGCAACACCCCAAAGTTCATACCGCAGAAACTCACGACCACCAATCTTTACTTCTTTTTTGTTGACAAGATTGAAAGGACTGAACGCTTTCTTCATGTCATCGCCAAACAACTTCTCTGAACGAGTGACAAGATAAGGAATATCGAATAGCTGAATATTCCAACCAGTCACAACATCAGGCGGATCCTGCGCCCACCAATCTAGAAACTGCTTGAACAAATCCTTCTCATCTGAACAATACCGATAGTCTACGCCTAAGTGAGCAGTGTGTTCAGTAGGAGTATATTCACCACAACCCCATGTAATGATTCGCTTAGTGTTAGCT